TAAAGCTTGACTAAATAATGATGGAATTGTAAAAATTATTTGAATCTCAGTTGCCTCTGTATCAATTATCTTTTGTATGATTTGTCCTTGGCCATAATCTCTTGATTTTACTGTATTTTCTTCTGTTAATGTTTCTGAATAGTTTGAACCTATTTCTTTATTTATAGTGATAATTTCAGTCTCAAGAGCCTCTCCAAAATTTTCCATTTCGGTTTGATTTGTTGTGCCTCTTTTTAAATCTATAAATACAGCAGCATTATTTTGTGTTTCGATATCATCAACTGTTCCTACAAGTTTTACAGGATTGTCATTAAATAATATTGAATCATTTGTTTTGTCTTTTTGAATGGAATCAGCAAAACCTTCTATTGGCCCTTCACATAAAATATCAATAATTGAAATTGTTGATTTAGATTTTAAAGCCATAATTAATTAAGTTTTTGCCCTATCCAAGTAGCACGAAATATACAGTCTTTTGTTATGACACTACTGTCAATCACTTTAATAAATAATTTATAAGTATTATGATCCAAATGAGCAAAAGGTATTTGTAATATATATCTTACTATCTGAGTTTTTTTAAGCAAACCTTGTATTGTAATTTGATGTTTACCAGCTACAACCCTACTACTTGAATGTCTAATAATTATTTGATAAGTAATAAATCCATCAATAAAAGTTGAATTTTCATCACCTACTCTATCTATCAACCCAGAAATCTCAAAACATATACGTGTATTCTTAGTACTTTTCCCACCACTTTTTAATGCATTAAAATTTGTGTAAGCTACACCTTGTGAATTAAATGTATTATTATGCTGATTTTGTTCAGTATCTTTTTCTAACTTAATTTCTCGTGATCCACCTGATGTTCTATGATTACCGCTAAGTGGTTGTCTTCTACCACCACCACCATATCTTGGAGTTGAACTTCTGTAAGGAGTAAAACCAAAGTTTGTTGAACCAAATTGACCTTTTCTTTTTTCTAAAGCTTTTGCTGTAATACCTCCATGATCACTAAAACCATTTGTAAGTGGATCACCATTTATAGTAAAGGTATCAACTCCAGGTTCACGAAAATATTCAATATTACTTCTACCAGTATTTTCTGGCTTAATATCAGCACCTACTATAAGACTACCTGTTAAAGCTTTTCCATATACAACTGGAATAGTTTTTCCAAGACCAGTAACATTTGTTGGGCCAGTATAGGCAAACGTTTGTGTGCCATCAGCACCTCTCTGAACAGAAGCGGGGCCGCCTGTAAAACTTGAAAATGCACCATCACTGTCAATCGACTGCGGTGTGGGTTGAGGTGATAGTAAATCGCTAATACCACCTAATACCATTGCCACACCAAGATTTGCTATACTGGCAGCTAAACTTGTTCCTGTAAAACCAAAACCCCCTACTCCAAGAGCAAAACCAGTTCCTCCACTAAATATTCCTATACTTATCATTAAACCACCTAAAACAAATTTTCCTACATCACCACTACCACTAATGACAGGAGTAACAACTAAATCATGTGAACCTAAAGGTAAAAATAAATCTGATAATTCTAAATCAATATCTACCTGTTGAACTTTATAAAAAATACCTTGTTCTTGAAATTCCAAAACATCTTTTGCTAATTCTGGATAATTTATACATAAAAGTTTTAAAGCTTCTGCTGGTGTTTTTAAATTATGGTAAATATGAGTCTCACCATACTTTTTACCTAAATCATCTAAAAGCAGAATTTTATTTTCCATATCTAAAAACTGCTTTTGTGTTTCTTCTATAATAAGCGTTATAGTTTTCAATACAACTTATAGATTCATATTTTTGATGCAAAATTCTATCTCCCGATAAATATATTGCCCCGTGCATAGGTGTTTTTGTTCCTAATTTCATAACTAATATATCGTCTGATTTTCTAGAATTAAATTCAATTTTATTAAAACCCATTTGTGGCATACGTTCCAAATACATACTTTTATCTAAAGTGATAAGGTCTTTAGGTCTTTCATGATCAGGTAATTTTATCCCTTTCTTACTGTAATAATCCATAATTATACTCCAACAGTCAAACTTGCCATATATCCACTCACGGCCTATTAAGGATTGATAATCTGCCATTTGTCTTGTGGTATAAGATAAACGTACCAAGAGATTTTACTAGCCTTACAAGCTTTTTTATCAGGTTCGCTTGCCTCTCCTCCTTTTGGATGACTATGAATAATATATTGAAATTTACCTTTAGATCTAGCCCTTAAAAAGTCTTTTGGATGTATTGCAAAATTATCTTCAGGTGTATCTGAAATGTTATGACAAGGAAAGTAAATATTATCTACTACAATTCCACAAATTTCTTTTGGAGCGTTCTTTAATGCATGCTGTTTTGCTTCCTCTAAAAAAGTTATCATCAAACTTTTAACTTAGTTTCTCTGAATTTTCTTTGCGGTAATTTTAAATTACTTAAGTTAATTTTACCAGAAAGTTCAAATGTAACTGAATTTGGATTCTCACTGGCAACTCTATCTACGTACCATATATCGTCAGCTTCAAATATTGCAGTGGGGTCTGCAGTGCTATTTGTTCCAGAAGAAAAGTTAACAGCATCTAAAAACTTTTTACAGGTTTTTATCCTTAAAACTTCTGCTTTTAGTGGATTATATAAAATTAACAATGCAGATATGGCATTATTAGTATTTGCTATCTCAAATTTTGGTCTTGGTAATGTTCCTTTAGTGGTTTTATTAAAACCTGTCACTTTTACTGGTAACGCTTCATATGATTTTCCATCAAATACAATATTAGTTTTTATTTCATTTGTACCAGCATGATAATAATACGGAGAAATAGTTTGACCATTTACCTCTTTATCAAAGGTAAATTTAAAAAGCTCAATTTCTGCTGACGGTTCAAGTGATTGAAGTTCTGGACTTATTGCTTTTGAAGCTGGAACTCTAAGTTGTTGCAGTGTAACAGTACATTCGCCAGTATCTCCATTTATTTTTAAAATAGGTATTAATTTATTGTTTGAAGTATTAAGTGCTTCATCAGGAAAATCTTTTAAACCTATTTTTTTATTACTTTTTTTTCTAACTAAATAATTACCCGAAAAAAATTCTACTTTATTTACAGACGTTTCGAATTTAATAACATCATCTTCATTAAAAAAATGATCTTTTTCATTACCATCTTTATCTGGAAATGTAATATCACATTTACCGTTAGTACCGCCATCTTTATCAATGACAAATTTTCCTTCTACTGAAATCATGCTTCAGCAACCTCCTCAAATTTTGCTGTAATCGTAGCTCTATTTAAATAAGGAATTGTTTTGTCCCATTCTCGACAGATCATTTTTTTACTTGCACTTTCACCAGCAGGGGTGTAATCAAAATTTTCTACGCCAGCCCTAGCATCAAGAAAATCTTCTATTAAGTCTGAATCCGATTCACTGATATTACTCCATGTGAAGTTATATTCTTTTAAATTTTGGTTTATGCCAGATGTAGACCTCTGCTGAAAACCATCGCCAAACTGTGCAATACGAATATTCGGTTTGGAATTTTTTGTTGTCCCGTAAGTTGGGTTTGGAGCACTTGGTGGAAAAGTTGCCATTAGCTTAATAAACCTCCATCCATTTTCTGTTTTGCTATTTCAGATTGTACTGCTGCTCCTATAAGTTCACCTAATTGTGTTGCAGATTGATCATTACCCTGCACAGACGAACCAGACGCATCTACATTTACCACTACATTTGTAGTACCACCAAGAGCATGATTTGGAATTATAGTACCGCTTTTGTGAGGAACAAACAATTCTGGACCTTTTTCACCTACGAGTGAAGCTTTACCTACAGGTGGGTTGCCACCATTTGCAAAGTTTTCTACACTTTGACCTTTTGGCATCCCAAAAGAAGCATCATCAAAATCTCTTCCAGATAAATCTGTGCCACCTCTATTAGCACCTCTTGATGGAGCAAAACCACCTACATTAAAGAAATTTAATCCAATACCTAATATTCTCATTTGAATTTGTTTTGCAATCATTTGTGCTGCCATATCTAAGAAATGATCTGCTGTACGCATAAATAAATTACGAAGGGCTTCTTGAGCAGTCATAGATCCTTTAATAATGCCTTTAAATGATTCTCCAAATGCACTACCTACTGTATCTGCTAATGATGCTAGACGATTAATAGGATCAGCTAAAGCTTCTAATTCATCTCTTACCATCGCAATATTTTTTGTAAGCTTTTCACCTAATGCTCTTTCTAAAGCTAAATCTAACTGTCGAACACCTTCTGTTCTCTCTTCAATTTTTTGTAAACTGTCAACTCTTTCATCTCTGATTGCAGAAGGAGTTGTTATCTGTGGCGATATAGAAAAACTTGCTTGATTATTAAAAACTGAACTCTTAAAACGATCAAAAAAATTAACTTTATCTTTATTACCTATTTGCTGTTTCTTTACAGATTCAATAATCGCTTTTTGTAATCTTTTTTGAACTTTTAAACTACCTTCAGTTCTTAAAGCATCTCTTAATTGATCTGCTTTAGCTATACCTA